TTTCCCGGTTGTCAACGCATTACCGCGTACAACGACGGACAACGAAACGCCAGAAAACCAAGAGCCGTCAACGTTTTATGTACGTTGACGGCTCTTGATAATTAGTGTTGTGGCGGAGAGGGTGGGAATGGAATCTTTTCTGTAAGTACACAAATTAGCTATTTATTTTTTTATGAAACAAAAAATGTACCCCCAAATGTACCCCCAGGGATCAGATGTTTTTCAAAAAGGCTTCGACGTCTTCCAGCCGCCAGAAGCTGTTGCGGCCAATTTTGTGCGGGGGCGGGAATTTGCCTTCTCGGATCATCTTGTAAATGGTTGTGGCACATACGGGAAAAAGTTTTTTGACTTGGGGCAGTCGTAGCAGTCGGCCCTTTGTTTCAGTATGCATTCGCTATCTCCTTGTTTTGGCCCCGTCAACTCGGTCGGGGCTTGGCTTTGGGGATATTGGAGTTTGATTTCGTGTTTTGGATCTGGGTTTGAATCCCATGCTGTTGGGGTGTCTTAATTATCCTTCTATCCTATCTCCCGCCCTTCCAGCTTTTTCGCACCAATCTTGAAATATCTGATCACTCATTTTTGCACCTCCATCTCATCCACCGGCATCATCACCGCGCCTTGGCCAATAAGGATGACACCGACATGCCACCGGCCGTCGAAGCCGAGAATGGGTTCCGTTGCAGTGCGGGTGAGATCGTACATCGGCTTGCCGCCCAAGGTGTTGCCGTTGGGGACGCGGACCGGGGTTCCGTAGGGGATTTCAACGCGGGGTGGCACCGAATAGGTTTTGACACCCAGGTTGTCGCCCAGCAGTCGCTCGAGAGCCTTGGCCACGCCGATCAGGGACAGGAAGGTGTATTTTGCATCGCCCTGGTTGTACCAGCAACCATCGATGCGGAGCCGGAACAGGTCGCGTGGTGCAGCGTTCGGCTCGCCCGCCCATTGTTCGGCCGGGAACAGCTCAATTTTTGTTGCCGTTTTGCTCTCGTTTTTGAGCAAAATTGACATGGTTTTTTTTCGTTTTTCCACTTGGACCTACCCCTCCTTGTGTATCTCGATTTCTCCGGGCAAATAAAACCCGCTGGCCAAAACCCGGCCGTCGTGGTGGTGCCGGTAGAACCGGCATCCGCACGCCGGGCACCGGAAATGGTCCGGATCCAGGCTTTCGCCGTTTTCGTCGTGGCAGGCATCCCACATATCCTCTGGGGGTCTTCCGGGATCATGGTTTATCTCCTCTTTGTTCGAACGCTATTTTTTAACCCGTGTTTTGCCACAACAATCTCCCAATCGGTGTACCTGCCCACGTTGGTGGCGAGGGCACGGATGCTCGGGGCTTTACGCGCCGGGCCGGGCGGTTGAGGACTCGCAGTGCCCAGGCGATAATAGTATTTGCTCGTTCCGCGGTGTTTTCAAAAGGAGCGGGGCCCCCAGATCGATACGTATTCCGAGCTCGCAGGATTACGAAATTGACGGCCCTGCGCAGCGCCATGCGTCGTGTCGGATAGCTCGGTGAGTAGATCGTATAGGGACTAGGGGTATCGTCGGGATACGCCAGCCAGCGGCCATTCTCTAGGCGTAGGACGCCGATTATCGCATCGCCCCATGCGTGTCTGCATTCCGCTTTTGTGGGGTATTCATCGCCGGTGCGGCGAACGCCGCCCATTTGCCAGCACTCCCCTTGCCCAAGCGAGTAGCATGTTCCGTGCTGCCAGGCCGCTCGCTCGCCGGTCCAGGTCTTTGTCTGGCCAGGCTTGGGGATCATGACGCCTTCCTCACTATCCGTATTTGCGGTTTTTTCTTGCCGTACCCGTACGGCAGCCGGTCTTCCACTGCTTTCATCAGGTCTGCGGCGATTTGGATTCCCTTGTCAGCCAGGGGGCTGGTCATGTCGGGATCATGGTGGCCGTACAGGGTGGCCATGGAGCCCCGCAGGTAGTCCCACTCTCGTTTGAGGTTTTTCTTGTGGGCCGGGATCTGGAAATAGATGTCCTCCACCAGGGCGAGGATTGCATTGAGATAGGCAGATCCATCGATTTCGTCCGAGGCAAAGTGGTGGTCCAGGACCAGCTTGGTCCGGTCGATGACCCTCTGGTACTGTTTTTGCCGGGTAGTGGACATCTTGCCGACATACGGGACGTGCACGACCAGGTCCATGATATTCGCACGGCGACGCCCCAGGCGGAGCAGTACGGCCCGGGACTTTGCCGGGACAGATCCGTCCACCATGTCCGGGTAGGCCCAGGCCAGAGACTGGACCAGATCCAGGGCGTAGACCTGCAACCGCTTGGCCATTGAAAATGAGCTACTCATGACACTGCCTCCTTTTTTCTTCCTTGTCCTGGCTGCGTCCGAAACCCACACGCTGCTTCAACTCTCGAGAGGGCCAGGATGCTCGGCTTGATCTCCTCGGGGGCGTCCTTGTATCCGTGCAGGTTTGCTATCAGCAGCTCGGTCCGGCTCAGGAGCATGAGATTGTCCAAACGAATATCCGTCTTGTCTCCATTTTTGAACACGACGACATGACCTGCCGGAACCGGGCCGTGATGTTGTTCCCATGTGTGCACGTGCTTCAGCTTGTACCGGCGGTGGAAACCGGTGTGAGAGTTTGTTTCTGCTACGGATATTTCTACATAGCCGTCCTTGCTGATTCGTTCGTGCCCCAGATACCGTGTATTGTGAGGCCGGTTCCCCTTCTTGAAACTGGTCTGGTTTGGTCCCATGTAGCCCTTCTTCCCTTTGTTCCACGGTTCTGACCCTTTTGAAAAATGTCCGGTCCGTCCTGACAGGATTTTATGGTTCCGGACGAAAGCTCGGATCTGTTTGGCGGTGAGGCTGATACCGAAGTGCTCGTTGACCAGGCGTGTCAGGGCTTGCAGGTCGTGATGCCTGTACTGTTCCCGGATAAACGCAGCCTGCTCTTTTGTAACAACCCTGAGGGGCTGTGTTTTTGGCCGGTGGCAGTATATTTTATTTTTTCTCAGGGCTGTTTTGATAGCACTGAGCGACTTGTCGAGCCCGAAATGCTCGTTGAATGCCTGCGTCAAATCGCTTTGGGACATTTTCGGATAATACTTGCGCAAAAAGGCCAGATGTTTTTGTGTGTAGACAAATTTTGCCATTATTATTCACCTATCATTTCTGGCAAATGCCGGATCGAATCGCCAATCGCCTTCTGGGCATCGAGGGCCAGGCGGGCATTGTCGATGATACTTTGAGACACCCTGCCTATGGCCTTGGTGCGGTTGATCTCCTCCTCCAGCAGCTCGCCCTTGATGTCTTCGTCGGACAGGCGCTCCAGCTGGGCGAACAGATGGTTGTTTAGATCAATCAGTTTATTCTTCATGGTTTTTTCCTCATAAACATGGGCAATACTGCGCCGGATTGAAATAGTCATGTTCGCGGTCCCACAGGTGCATCTTGTCCCAGGGGTCATGATCCCACCCCGAATATTTCGGGAGCGCTGCGGCCAGAGAGGTCTTGCCCTGGCCGGTGTTCTCCGGCTTGGGTTGTTGCTGCCTCGACTCTTGGTTCATTGCCCTCACCCAGCCTGCCCATTCGGCATCGAATACGGGCGGATCGATGGATGGAAAAAGATCTCTCATTAAATGATACGGATAGAACCGCTTTGAGACCCGATTTCGTTTGACGACGTACACAAACCGTTTCCGTAAACCTTTTATTCCCTTTTGCTCAGAGGGTGCCAGAACGAATCCCCGTGAATTTTTCATACGGCCCAGCGACGAAAACCGGCACCCATACGAATTGGGGACAGCTCGCCATTGTTCGTCATTCATAGGCCGCTTCCTCATTTTCGGGCGAAACCGTTCCCATGACCGCTTCTTCGGCGATCCGGCTCCTTCGCGCTTCTGCGGCCTGCAAACCCTCGGAGGAAATGCGATCATACAGTGCTGTCAACTCCTGGTAGGCCGTTGCCCAGTCCAAATAAACCATCTGTTCCCACGCCGGATCGTCGCCGGGGTGCCATCCTTTTTGGAAAAAGCGGACATTCAACCCCATTACATGCGGGAGCCATTCGACAAACACATCGCAACCCTCTAGCGTGGTTGCCAGCGTCACGATGCGGCAGACCGCTACCTGGACCTGTTTATTCATAGGCCGCCTCCATGGACTCCAGACCGTGATAGCTTTGCGGGTGGATGTAATAGTCGCTACCGTTGCGGATCTTGGCCCAGCATTTCTCGCAGCGGTAGTTATTGCATGGCTTGCCGCAATCGTGGCAGCGCCGATTACAGGCGATTCGTGATTTGCGGGTTCCTTGTGCGCTCATGCGTGTACCCCCTCGGCCGTGATCTCGCCCAGGCCGAAGTCGATCAGGGCCTTGGTGCGTGGGTGTGATCGCTTGATCGGTCCGGTGCGCAACGATGCGAGGGCACGACGGGCCCGGATGGCTGTGTCCACCAGCTTGCGTGCCACCTCCGGATCGATGTCGACGTCCGGCAGGATCTCCAGTCGCTGCTCAAGCTGCTCCAGTTCGGCGTCGGAATAGATAAGGGGATTATCGCTCATGCAGCACCTCCATGGATATCGAGCAAACCGCCACGATGCAGGGCGGTCAGGCAGCGTTTGAACTCCACGGCCCCGGAACACCTGACGGTAACGTGCAGGCCGGAGGGCCTGTGGGTAAACCCGAAGATGAATCGTCCCCGCTTGAAGCTCGAAGGCCTGGCTGTAAACGTGTGGCCGGCCAGATCGCAGGACACAACCGGCTTGTGTGATGCCTTTGCGTTGACATGCGTATTACTGGATGACATTTGAACATCGCTCCTTGGCTGGAAGGGGCCATGACTTGCTTGGCGGTGAGGGCATGGTCTTTTCCGGCCTTTTTTAGTATCCACTGGAAAACTATCCAAATAAAAGGGGGAACATAATGACTCGTCAGGATATCTTTGTACAAATTCTTACCGAGGTCTCCGGAAAATCAGAGAAGGAACTACTTGAGCTTGTTGGCGTTCTTCGCCGGAAAGACCCCGGATCAAAACTGGACGAAGAGATCCCACACGACGAGGCTGAAAAGCTACTCAGCGACCTTCGGGGTGAAGCACCCGGGATCCTCAGCTGGCTGGAAGCTGGTAGCCTTCGGGTTGCCGAAAAGGGTTCCGGTACCGAACAATGATTCTCCCAGCTCATGTTGCAATTCAGAAATCTGCCTGCTGGTCAGCCCCGTGTCGCGAAGAAATGCAATAAACGTGGTTGGTTCCATCGATCGTCTCCTTTTTAAGAATTAACCCTCCGGCCTTTTTTAGTTGTCGTCTATTCCCTGCCCCTATCCGCTTCGCTCTCTCCCCCGTTTGTCCCGTCTATACGGTCCCGGTCAGTCGAAACCGACCCGGAGTCATTGCCCGGCTGTCTGTCCTCAAGGGGGTCGGCCGCCGGTGCCGTGCGCCGTTAGAATGAAGAGTATCGAATTAGAGATTTATGTCAATAAGAAAGTTTCTAATTCGAGACAAAGAAAAAAACATGTCTTTTTAAATGGAGTTGTTGAGTGGGCTTGAGGCTAGAAAACGGGGAAAAGGGCAATAAAAAACCCGCCGGGGGAGGGCGGGTTGATTTTTTGAGTGATACGAGTAGAAAAAAGGAACTTTTTTAATTACAATATCGAAATTTTTAGAATAATCAATTATCTTGGATTGTTGGAAAAGAGCTATTGACGGAAAAACGGTTGAGACTTATTAAAAAGTATCATAGTGATACCTTGGAGATTTCGAGAACGTGACAATAAACATAAAATGGAAAGCTCACTATCCGCTCCCTGAGATTAAAGAACTGGTCCGAATGCGGGCTGTAATTCTCTCTGAAAAAAATGCTGTTATTCCTGCAGTGAGTATGGGGTTTACCAAAGAATCCATTTTTGAGTGCATACTTGATCTTGAGAATAGAGATTTTTTTAAATCCACGGAAGACTGGTATCAGAAAGGTCTGTGGCAAGACGCATATCGTATTCATTTTAGCGATCGATATATTTATATAAAACTAAAGATTGTTGAAATTAAAGAAAAAAAAGTGATCGTGACATCTTTTCATGAACACAACCAAGAGGAGTTTTGAAATGCGGTCCATGAACTGTCCCTTTTGCGGATCCGAAAATTCGGTAACCAGAAAATCTATTCGCCAAGAATTTGAGTACAAGGGGCAAAGAATAATTTTTGATGGGTATAAAGTGTATGAATGCTCTCAATGTTCCGAACATTTTGAATTGCCTGAAGATAATAAGGAATTTGAAGAACAGATCATTGAGTTTCAGCGTGGAGTTGATCGGCTTCTTACACCCAAGCAAATAAAAGATCTCAGAAAAAGTCTTGGATTTACCCAAGAAAATTTTGCGAATCTTCTCGATGTTGGAAAGAAGACCTTTGCGCGATACGAACGGGGCACTGTTGTGCAGAGTAAATCGATGGACAAGCTGTTACGTCTTATTAAAAGCGATCCTTCTTGGGCACTCGAAGTTTTTAACAGCTTGGAGCATGAAACAAAAGATTGTGGAGAAATAAAATTCACAGTTTATAAAACTATAAAGGCAACTGGTACGTATGGGGTATATGGGAAATATCGCTCTAAAGGCGCAATACCGATTTTTGCGGGTACAGCACATGGAAATTAAAGATATACGGCTTCTTGCCTGCTCGTTTGGTATGAACGAAGAATATACGGGTGAAGGGATAAATTTTGAGATTAGATCGGCAATCAGCTTTAATTCAACATTTGAAGAGGATACGAAGGTAGTTACCTGTTTTCTTCGTGCAGCTTCAGAGGGTGAAAATCTACCCTTTCATTTCAGCGCTGAGGTCGGTGGGAAATTTGTTGTTGATGAATTGGAAGTGGAGAATTTAAAACCTTTGTGCCGTGTTAATCTTCCGGCAATTCTCTTGCCTTATCTTCGGGAAAACATCGCAGATATTACTCGGAGAGCCGGGTTTCCTCCCTATAATCTTCCCATTATCGACTTTATCGCAGCTGCTAGGCAAGCAGATAAAGAGCAACGCGATAAGCTAGGTCGGGATGATGTCGCAAAAAATTTGACATGATCCTACCGAAGCCAAGCAGTCTCTGTAGCTAATTTTTTGCCCCGCAATAGCGGGGTTTTTTTTTGAAATTCCAGTGTGAAAATAACATGGAGATCTTACCCGGCAGAGGCTATTTTTTCCTCATATCCGCCCAGGACCAGACGCAACGGCCCACGATAGCCCGGGAGATGTCACCGCCGTAGTCTTCGGCAAGCGAATAGTTCCGAGGCGGGTATTGGGTAACATTGTCCGAATAGAAGGTCAGCACGCTGTCTCCGTTTTTGCCCGTGACAATCACCCGTTTGACAGCAACCGAATCGTCGGGTTCGCGGATCAGGAATATGTTGCCCGGGGCCTCGAACTTGTCCTTGAAGTCGTCTTTGTCCACCAGGATGATGTCACCCGGGTGAAGTGTCGGGGCCATGGAATCCATCCCTCGATCAATACGAACGGCGATAAGGTTTGTTCGGAATCGGATGGAGTCCTGATTGCGAGCCACCAAGACCCAGTCTTGAATTTCGTCCCTGGGCACAAGTCCCCGGCCTGCTGCAACCGGTCCCTTGGCTAGGGGAACGGCGATATAGTCCTCTGGTACGGGGGGATCCGGCTCGCCGTTGATTGGTACCATGTGAGGGCTGACAAAGCGGACCTCGCAGGTGGTATCAGGCTGCTCGTCTGGGAAGGAGAGCTTTACCCCCTCTAATTCCAACCACCTTAAAAACTCCTTGGCGCTAGGTATCGCATTGCGGGACAGCGCCTTGTAATAGGTTGCTTTTTTAGCGCCAAGTACCTGCCACGCCTTATTCTTCCCACCATGCTTCCTTTCGGCTTCTTTCTCAAGCCAAACAAGAGCTTTCGAATATAATTTTCCCATAGAAAAAGTTGTTATTCTGTTTTCTAGCATAGCGCTATTCTCCTAAAAGAGAATTTTTGTTGACACACGTTTCTAATTCGATACGATTTGTCATATGAATGCACGAACAAAGCTAAAAAAATTCATCGAAGAATTTCAGGAAACCCCCGAGTCCATTGCGAGCAAGGCCGGGATTGGACGGTCTGTTGTCTATAAATTTTTAAACGGCCGGGATATCCGACTCTCCTCGTGGGAGAAAATTTCAAGTGTTATTTCGACCTATCCAGGCTCTTTTCAGAGACAAAATATCCAAGAATAATCAATCATCAATTATATTTTCACCCAAAAATTCCAATGAGCAATTTTATCGAAGTTATCGCCGAAATGGTCATAAGCTCCAACCAGGGCGCGAAGATGATCGCGGAACGGGTCGGCAAGCCCTATGCCACCCTGATGCGGGAACTGAACGACGCTGACGAGGGCGCCAAGCTGGGGGCAAATCTGATCATCCCCCTGATGTCCGCCTGTGATTGCACTGACCCGCTGAAGTATCTGGCGCGGCAGATGGGCTATCGACTGGTGAGCATGCAGAACGTGTGCCCGCAAAAAAGCCTGGGTGAAGAGGCGCTGGACACCCTGCCGGCACTTTCCCGATTCGTGGAGGCAATCACCGATTCCTCCACGCGGGACCACGCAGCCGCCCACGATGCAATGCAGGATGCGATCAGAGAGATCGAGGAGGCCTACGAGGCTTACAGAACCGACGAACGGAGGGATTCCCCCCGGCTCAAAAGATGAGGAGGATGGATATGGATAAGGTTTTGACCAAAAAGGAAATGGACAACGGTGGCATCGGCCGTGAATTGCTCGAAATCAAAGAAGTCCTTGAAGCACTGGGGTGCTCCAAGGACGAGGTGAAGAAGGCGTTGCTCGTCAGGGTTGGGGTGGAGTTTCGGCCGGATGTAGAGGCCTGCGTGGATGACGCCGTCCAGGCATTGCATCCTCGCAATCTGGCAACGCTGACGGAAAAAGGGTTGTTGGTGCACAACCCCAATCCCGAAGACGTAGGCATCATCAAAAGCCTTTTCCATGGCGAAAGCGTCTTTGCAAAAATAGGAGATCTTTTGGTGGAGATAAAACTCCCTCCCATGAAGATTGTCCTGGCCGGGGATATCCCGGATGAAATCAGGAACAACCCATCCCTGCTTCAGCGCGGTGTTGTTTTCGACCCGGCCGCTCTGTCGTGAGCATAATAACAACGCACCAGGTCTTCACGGGGCTCGTCTCTATAGTCTCTACAAACGATATCGTCGAGAGCGCATTTTGAAGCCCGCAGATCGTCGACGGCCTTAAACAGGCTCTTTGCGGCCTTGGTTTTCAAACCGTAGGTGTTGGCGATTTCCACGGCAAACGTTTGAACAAACTCGAACGCCTGTTGCAGCTTGAGCCCTCGGTCCTGGTGTTCTGCAAACGATAACGGTTTTTTCATCATCCACTCCATCGGGCTAAAAGGTTGTCATATAATCCACGTTGCACATATCCCGATGGAGTGGGTTTTCCAAGGGAAAAAATGGAATCAATCATTCAGATCATCATACTCGTTTTGTCAGGCCTGGCTGTCTGGCTGGTATCGCATTCCAAGGCCAGAGTCCGAAAGTGGGGGTACGTTGCCGGGTTGGCCGGGCAGCCGTTCTGGTTGCTCACCACCTGGCAGCATGAGCAGTGGGGCTTGGTGGCGTTGTCCTGCTGGTACACCGTGGCCTGGGCCCGGGGGGTGAGAAACTTTTGTGTGAGGACCAGATAATGAACATCTACGAAGAAGCATTGGACACCTGGGGCGAGGCGCCTCAGATAGCCATGCTGGCAGAAGAGTGCACCGAGCTGGCGGCAGCCGCGCTGCATCTGCTGCGGGGTCGTGAGGCCAAAGAAGAAGTGGCTGAGGAAGCCGCTGATGTGGAGATCATGCTCCAGCAGCTGCGGCTGATCATGGGAGACGAAATCGACGAATGGAAGCGCAAGAAGATTCATCGCCTTCGCCATGTTCTGGACCGAGTCCGCGTATCCATCACCCAGAATGGCACGTGGCGGGTCACTGCCGACGATATGCAGGCCGTTGCCAAGGCGATGAACTCGACCCGCTTCATCCGCTACGAGTGCGGATCGTGCGGCGAGAAGGTCCGGGTGAACGAACCGGGCAAGACAGGTGATGAGTACGCGGACACGGTGTTGGAGATCTCCTGCCCTCGATGCGGCGGCAGGATGCGGCCGGTCCCGACCACACAATCCGAGGAAAGGGGATAGCATGGGCTGGGCGCTGGAGCATTTGACCGAAGATCGACGGCGAAGGATTGCCGCCGGTCTGTTCACCGTGACCGAGGGCGAGGAAAGCGGCGAGTGGATGAACGGGCTGTGCCCTCTGCACGAGGACTCGAACCCTTCGTTCGGGTATTCCCCGGCAAAGGATATTTTCAAATGTCTGGCCAACTGCGTTGAAAGCGGGGATCTGGTCAAGCTCTATTGCCTGGTCAACGGGCTGGACGACAAGGATGGATTCAAGGCGTTCGTGGATGCATTCGCCCCGGAACACGCCATCAAGAAGGGTGCAGCAAAGGGTGCCGTCAAAGGAAATGTCATCCCCGAGGAAGTGTGGGAGCGGTGCAAGCCGTTGCCGCCATCCTGGGTGACCAGGCTGCAGGAATTGCGGGGATGGTCTCCGGAGGTCATGGAGATCATGGATCTGCGGATCCAGTCCGTGTATTACGGGAAGGACGGGCAGGTTCGGGACTCCAAGCAGCCGGATCGGGTGGCCATGCCAGTGCGGGATCGTGCCGGACACCTGCGGAACATCCGCCTGTACAAGCCCGGGGCCAAAGTGCGCAAGATCATGTCCTGGGGCAAGGGATACGGCAAAAATCGGCTGTTTCCCCCGGCTCCCCTGCATGAGGGTCAGGTCGTTCTGTGCGAGGGCGAATCCGACACACTGTGTGCCCTGTCGCAGGGGTTGAACGCCATTACCCAGACAGGCAAGCCCAACAAGTGGGACAAGGATCAGCTCGAGGCCTTACGGGGCCGCGACGTGGTCATTGCCTATGATGCGGATCAGCCTGGCCAACGGTACGCGGCCAAGGCTGCCGACAACCTGGTGCAGGTGGCCAAGTCGGTCCGGCTGCTGGAATGGCCGCACTTCATGGGCAGGTTGGAGGATGGCTGGTGGCCCAAGGATGGCGGGCAGGACCTGACGGACTTCTTTGTCCGGCACAAGAAGACAGCCAAGGATTTTCAGGAGCTGGTGTTGCAGGCCAGGGAGCATGATAACCCTAATCCTCCGCAGGTGGAGGACGGGATCACGGAGTTCTTTGTCCGGGGGTTGAATGGGCGGTTGTCGTTCAAGCCAAGACTGTTGGCAGACAAGCTGATCAAGGACGTGCCCATTCTGCACGACCCGGACACGGGTGTGGTGTATCGGTGGAACAACAAGTTCTGGGAACCGTACAATATAGACCACATCAAGAGGCTTGCGGTATTGGCTCTGGGCACGGAATCAGACCAGGGCAGGGTGAATGACGCAACCTTCCAGGCAAAAGTATTGTCGAACATCCCTGCTGACCGGGCAGTCAATGACATGGAGGATTGGCTGTGTTTGCAAAACGGGATGCTGAACATCGATACAGGAGAGTTCAAGCCCCACGCAAAGGACTACTATGCAACTATCGCCCTTGACGTAGAGTACAACCCGAAAAGCACAAAAGACTGTAGCCGGTGGCTGCAGTTTCTCGATGAGACCATCCAGACGCCTGACGTGATCGATTTTATCCAGGAGTTTTTTGGGTATTGCCTCACGAGGTCCACAGCGTTTGGGATCGCCTTGTTCTTACTGGGTCCGGGGTCTGACGGGAAGTCTGTTATGCTCAAGGTATTGAGGACGCTTGTGGGCGCAGCAAACTGTTCTGCTGTTGCGTTGGCCGACCTTGAGGATCAGTTCCACAGGGCAAGCCTCCACAACAAGCTGGTAAATATTTCCACAGAAACCGGTGCAAAGGCTATAGAGTCGCCATATTTCAAGGCAATGGTTACGGGTGACGCAATCTCTGCTGCATACAAGCATCACCAACCATTCGAGTTTGAGCCTGTGTGCAAACAGATTTTCGCGGGCAACCAGTTTCCACGGGTGAGGGACAACACCTTTGGAGTGCTCAGACGATTGAAGATTATCCGTTTTAAGCAGCAGTTTGTTGGTGATCGGATCGACAGAGGCTTGACCGACAAACTTTTGGATGAGTTGTCAGAGATCTTTTTATGGGCGCTGGCCGGTCTATTTCGTCTTCTCAAGCAGGGGCATTTTACAGAGTCTCAAGAACTCGACTCAAACCTGTTGAAATTCAAGCGGGCCAACAATCCCGTGCTGTGCTTTGTCGAGGATTGTTGTGCGACCGGAGAGAGCTATTCGTGCCTCAAAGACGACTTGTTCAAAGAGTACAAGTCGTTTTGCTCGTCAAACGGCTACAGCCCGAGAAACAAGGAAAACTTTTTTCGGGAACTTCAAACCGTCCAAGAGAACCTGTCATCACGTCGGCCTCGAGAGAATGGACGCCGGGTGCAGAGGCTGGACGGTATCCAAGTTGTTTCGGAGGCAGCAGTTGTTTAGCGTCGCATCCTCGATCCCCTGCACCCCTGGTGGGACTGGGCGCACGTCATTTCCGGCGGGTGTCCGAAACGTGCATGATGAGGTCGGCGCGTATGACAGTTTTGTTCGAAGTGGTCAGGGTGCGGTCAGGGCAAAATGTGCTTGCCCTGACCATGGATCGTCAATGATTTCAATGGGCGGTCAGGGTGGTCAGGGTGGTCAGGGCAAATCTGATTTATCGCGTACGCGCGCGCATCATGCGCGTGTTGTGATTTCCAGACAGGATTTTTGGTTTTTCCAAGATTATACCCTGACCACCCTGACCAACGGCTCAACCATGCGTGATCCCGCCCTGACCACCGCCCTGACCGCACCCTGACCACCCTGACCACACCGGAGGGGACATGAGTTTCGAGATGCTGGCGGAAAAATACGGGCGGCGAGGTCGCGCAAGGGATGCGTGTCTCAAGGAGGCTCCCGTTGCTGCTCCTGCCGACGATGCTGACATGGTCGAACCCATGCCGGAAATCACGTGGAGAGACAGCGAAAAGGTTGTCGAGCTCAGCGAGTACGTGAAGAGAAATAAAAGCATGGGGATTCGGGTCTGCATGATCGACGGCACCCCAGGCATCCGGTTCGACCCCCCCTTAGCTCGACCAGAGGCCGGGGATGCTGCCCGCCGCCGATGGGAAATATCGTCACGGGCCGAGGAACTGTACCACGTCGCATTTGAGGATCTGACCGCCCTGATCGAAATGGGCCTGATGACTTTGCCCGAAGCCGGACCGCTCGCCGAGAAAAGGTAGGTTCTTTCGGGGCCCCTCACCGTAGGGGTCGACACGAGCGCAAGACTTGCGCGGGTGAGGGCGGAAAATTATTTTAGCATTTTAGCATTCGTGCAATTTCAAGGGGTTGTGCCGGAAACCCGGCCCGCCACAAGTGCTGTAAAGAAGGAAAAGCGAGGTCTATTACGTGGGTGTAAAAAGTAATACCGAACCGAAAAGTGGTAACACCGAAAAGGATCAACCTACCGTATTTGAAAATGCGTTTCAGGTGTTCAAATATTTGACAGAATCCGGATACAAAGTGGCTCGGCAAACAGTCACGAACCACATCAACGATGGCAAGTTGAAACCTCGGCGCGGTGGTGGATTTTCCGTCTTGAGCGTGCATCGATATGCTCGCGATTTTTTGGGCAAGAAAATAGATGCCAGTCGAGAGCTAGATCTCCCCCTGGGCGAGGCCCAAGAGCCGGGCGGTTACCAGGAGGCTCGGGTTAAAGCCGATGCCGAACTGAAACAGGTCCAGGCTCGGCGCAACGAATTCTTGTACGAGCGGGAGAAGGGGCGCTATGTGCGGACCGACACCGTGGGCCGGGAGCTGGCCGACAGGGCCCAGGCGCTCAGGCTGCATCTGGCGAATTGGATTCAGGAGGTTTCTGGGGATGTGGCCGCTATCTTTGGCGGCGATGATCAGCGATCCAAGGAACTGGTCGCCCTAGTGGAGGGTGACGAGACCAAGGCTCAGGAGCTGGCCGGATGGATGTTTTCCAGATCATCCGAACTGGTGGCCATGTTTCGTCAGCGGCTCAAGGATGCTCTGAGCTCCTACGCCCAGGGGGCCTGGTTCACCGACGACATGGCGTCCGCCTGGGAATCCTATCTGGCCGGCATCGACGATGATGCCGAAAAGATCACCCTCGAGGCCATCGACCTGGTCAACGGGGATCCCGCCCTGGTCGACAATCTTCGAACCCGGTTCATCCTTTCCAGGAGGGATGATTGATGTCCTACCTGCCGCCTCCGTTTACTCTTCTGCCCGGTGAGATTCAGGTCCTGGAATCCAGGCCCCGCGTCTCCACTGCCGAATGGGCTGAAAAGAACTTCCGGATCGTGGCCGGTCCGTATGCGGGTCAGTATTTTCAGCACAATCTGGCCCCGTATGCAAAGGGCATCATGGATATGTGGGACCGTCCATGCGTGCGGAAAATCTTCATTGTCGCACCGTCCCAGACCACCAAGACCTCTATTGGGTACGCATGTGTTGCCGCTGACATTTGGCGTGACCCTGCATCTGCCGGCATCGGCATGCCCGACGAAAAGGCCGCGGCCAGGATCTTCGAGGAAAAGCTTGGCAAGCATTATTTGAAATCACCCATGCTCAGAAAGGATTTGATCCCGGACAAGCAGGCCATTCAGAAGACCAAGCTTTTGCTCAAGGGGGCCACCATCTACGGGCTTTGGTCGGGCTCGGAATCGTCCATGTCTTCGGTATCGCTGCGTGTTCTCATGATCGACGAGGAAGACGCCAACATGGATAAGTCCTCTGTCTCCACCATGGAGGAGCGGACCATCTCGTACCAGCACGATTCCAAGATCATCCGGGTATCGAAGCCTCGTGGCACCGAAGACGAGGGCACTATCTGGAAGGACATGAAAAACCAGTCCCAGGCAATCTACCAGTTCAAGGCCGTGTGCCCTGCCTGCCGGACCGCCCAGATCATGATCAAGGATCGGATCAGGGTTCCTGAAGGCATACGAGATGCCAAGGAGATCCTGCACAAGAAGCTCGCATGGTACGAGTGCGAGTGCTGCGGGTATCAGTGGAACGATCACATCCGCAATCTCGCAGTCGCCGGTGGCCATTGGTGGACGGAAACACCAGTGTCCAACCCGGAAACAGTGGGATTCCACTTGCCGTCCTGGGTATCCCGGTACGTCTCCTTGTCCAAGGTCGCACACGATTGGTTCCTTGCCCACCAGGCAGGGACCCCGGGGCAGCTGACCAGGTTCGACAACAACCACAAGGCCATGCCCGGCAAGGTGGTCAGCGTGCAGACCGATGAGGACCGCGTCCGCGACATGGTCCGCCCGGACTGTCCGCCCATGATCGTCCCATCCGAAGCCGTGGCCCTGACCATGGGCATCGATGTCCAGATGCTCGGATTCTATTACGTGGTCCGCGCCTGGGCCAAGTCCGGGGAATCCTGGTTGGTGGAATATGGCTGGTTGGATTCGTGGGGCGACATCGAGCGCGTAGTCTTTGAAACCACATGGCCCGTGGATGGGATGGATGAGCAGATGGGAATCTGGCGCGCCGGCGTGGATCTGGGTGGAGCCGCCGAGGGGCAGGACAAGACCCAGGGCTGGTCCCAGAGCGAGGAAACCAAGCGGTGGCTTTTGAGCCTGGACGATCTCGGTGTTGATCTGGACCGAGTGTATGCCGTCAAGGGGGCCAGCCGGCCACAGGACCAGGTTGTTCGACCCAGTAAGGTCGGCCTCGAGCCCGGCGTTCCGGCCAAATTTCAAACCCCGATTATGATCCGGCTGCTCGACACCGTGGAACTCAAGGATCAGATCGCCATGGTCCGGCTCAAGAAGGAATCACGCCAGCCCATGTGGCTCCACCGTGATGTGGCCGAGGACTATATCAAGCAGATCACGTCTGAAAAGCGCATCCCCGGAAAAGGCAAGAACGGCAGGGCGCTATGGGATGCCGGCGGTCGCGCAAACCATTTACTGGACTGCGAGGTCTACGCGGCTGCGTGTGCTC